ACCTGCAGGCGCCTGGCGGCCGCCGGGATCCCCCACGGGGTGATCCAGGGGAACAACACGGCCATGCCTTGGTCGAGCGTCCTGGTCTGCTCCATCCAGACCCTAGCCAAGCGAGGCATGCCCGAGGTCGATCTGATCGTCGTGGACGAGGCTCACGCATGCGCCGGCACGCAGGCTTATGTTGACCTGTTTGGTCAGGCAAAGGTTCCCGTGATCGGACTCTCGGCCACGCCGTACAGCAAGGGCCTCGGCAAGCATTACGACTCCCTGGGTGGACCACTCTTCGAAACGATCGTCACCGCGGCCAGGATTGAAGATCTTATCCGCGACGGATACCTCGTTGGAGCCGACATCTGGGCACCGAGTGAACCCGATTTAAGCAACGTAAAAGTCACCGCCGGTGAATACAACGAAAAAGACCTCGGTGAAGCCGTCGACAAGGTAAAACTCGTCGGCGACATCGTTGAAAACTGGCACAAGTTCGCAGATGGCACACCTACCGTGGTCTTCGCCACGAACATCTCCCACTCCAAGCACATCGTCGAGCAATTCCAGGCCTCCGGAGTCAGCGCCGCCCACATCGACTGCTACACTTCGGACGAGGACCGCCAGGAGATCCTCCACCAGGTGGCCGCCGGCGACATCACCGTGATCTCCAATGTCGGCATCCTGGCCGAAGGCTGGGACTTCCCCGCCTGCAAGACCCTGGTTCTGGCCCGGCCCACCAAGAGCCTCATCCGCTACCTGCAGATGGCCGGCCGCGTCCTGCGCCCCTACGAGGGCAAGGGCAAGGCCATCATCCTGGACCACAGCGGGGCCGTGCGTCGCCTGGGGTTCCCGTGGGACTACTTCGGCCAGCATCTGGACGATGGGAAGCCCAAGAAGTCCAGCGCCGAGAAGGATAAGGACGAAGAGGCCCTGCCCAAACCCTGCCCGCACTGCAGCTTCATGAAGCCACCCCGGACCGTCATCTGCCCCAGCTGTGGGTTCGAGGCGCGCCGGCCCCACCAGGTCGAAGTCGAGGCCGGCGAGCTGGTGCCCATGACCAAGCAGGCCCGCGGCGTCAAAGGCCTGGAGGAGGTCGGGCGGACGGCCGTCTACCAGCAGCTCCTGTGGATCGCGCATGAGCGGGGCTACAAGGAGAGCTGGGCCGCCTGCAAATACAAGGATGCCTACGGATGCTGGCCCAACGGGATTCCCAAGATGCCGGCCATGCCCGAGGGCGTCGTGCTCGGCTGGGTCCGGTCCGAGCAGATCCGCTGGGCCAAGGGCCGGCAGAAGGCGCGGGGTGCCGCATGAGCCGCGACACCGTCGCCCAGGCACAGGGCAAGTGGAAGGACATCCTCATCCGCTTCGGAATCAACCCGGAGTTCCTGACCGGCAAGCACGGCCCCTGCCCCTTCTGTGGGGGCGGCAAAGACCGCTTCCGCTGGGACGACAAGGACGGATCCGGGTCATACTTCTGCAGCCAGTGCGGGGCCGGGACCGGCATGCAATTCCTGGGCAAGGCCCGGGGCTGGGACATGCACCGCACGGCCCAGGAGATCGACAAGATCCTGGGCTGGGCCAAGGCCGAAGGCAAGCCCCCGGCCCGCACCGAGGAGGACCTACGCCGAAGTATGGAGCACCTCCTGGGCGCTGCCGGCCAGGTCACCCGGGGCACGGCCGCCTGGCGCTACCTGGATCGTCGGTGCGGCAACCCGGCGGTCTTCGTCGACGACCTCCGGGCCATTCCCAGGCTCAAACACAGCGTCGAGGCCGGATTCCACCCGGCCATCCTGGCGATCCTGCGCCATGCCGACGGCCGGGCCGCCTCCGTCCACCGGACATTCCTGACAGAGGACGGCCAGAAGGCCCCGGTGGACCCCGTCCGGAAGATGTTCCAAGGCCTGCCCATCACCGGCTCCGCGGTGCGCCTCGGGCCCCTGCGGGAGACCCTGGGCATCGCCGAGGGTATCGAGACGGCCATCTGCGCGGCCAAGATCTTCCGGCTCCCGGTCTGGTCCGCCATCAGCGCCGGGGGCATGGAGGCCTGGATCCCGCCCGAGGGCGTCAAGTCGGCCATGATCTGCGCCGACAACGACGCCAGCTTCACCGGGCAAAAGGCGGCCTACGTCCTGGCCCAGCGGCTGCACCGACTCGGCCTGGCGGTGGAGGTGAGGTGGCCGGACGAGGTGGGGACCGACTGGGCGGATGTGTGGACGCAACGAGTCAAGCAACAGAGGGTGGCATGAGCGACCCCGAACCCAACATGCCCCACGCGTGCAACCATGCGCATGAGCGCGGGAGGATATAGTGAAAAAGATCGAACCTAATGCTCAAATTTATGGCCTTGGAGATGATGTGGGGAGCATTCACGTCACACCGGAACACGTTTACCTCGAAGTCGGAATTCCCAGATGGGATGAGTCAATTATCCTCACTCTTGACCCTGAAACAGCGCCCCTCTTTCGGATGATCGCCAACCGTCTCGACGAGATCTCGGGCAAGCGGAAGAGGATGGCGTGATGGCCACCTGTCCCATGCCCTGGTTTCCCATGTATGCCTCCGAACTGCTCTCCGACGGGGATTTCCAGTCCTGGAGCCCTGCGGCTCGCGGATGCTGGCTGACCTTGTCGGCCCGGTGCTGGATGGACGGCTCCATACCTTCGAACCTCGCAACCCTTGCCCGGCTCTGCGGAGAGAACGTCAACCTCATGAAGAAGCACTGGATCATGATCGGGCCCAAATTCCCTGGACATCCCGATCTCCCCGGGCGGCTCTTCTCTCGCCGGATCGAAACCGAGCGGATGCTATCGTTCGAAAAAGCAGAGAAACTTTCGAAGCGAGGCGAGAAAGGGGCACTCACTCGTTGGGCAAAGGCCAAGCATGATCCAGGCAATGCAAAGGACATGCTTGAGCATGATCCAGGCAATGCAAAGGACATGCTTGCAGATGCAACCTTCACCCTTCACCCAAAAGAAGGGTACCAGGAGGGAAACATGCAGGAAGAATCTCCAACCAGAGGGACGGAATGGGCGCGGCCCAATCCCAACCCCGGAAGTCAACAATCCGCGACCGAGGACGATAAGGCACCGTGGGAGGAGGGAGCATGACCGCCCTGGACCCCAAGGAAACCATCACCCTCGACCAGCCCGCCGAAGGGACTGCCGCCCTCGCGGCCGGCGCAGTCCTCGGCCTGGTCTACGCCCTGCTCAGGCCGTTCCTGTCCTTCCCCGCTCACCACTGGGCTCGAGGCCCCATGTCCCTGAACACATCCAACCCTGAACTAATCGCAATCGCGTACCTCCCCCTTGAGGCGCTCACCCCCTATGCCCGGAATGCTCGGACCCACAGCGATGCCCAGGTGGCCCAGATCGCCGCCAGCATCAAGGAGTTCGGCTTCAACAACCCCATCCTGATCCTCTGGGCCCTGCGCCGGGACCGCGACGCCTGCCGCGACCTCTGGCACCAGATAGATCTGCGGGGGTGGAGCGTGAGCGACTCTACCAACCCCCCGATCACCCAGGCCTTTCACGACGGGCCGGCGCCGGCAGCCCACCGAGGCCACGGACCCCATCCTCGAAACCTACCTGGCCATCTGCAGGGACGTGCTGCGCGCCCAGAACCGGCTGATTCAGGTTCTGGACCTCATGGGCAAGGATGGGACCCCCATCCAGGTCGGAAGGCGGGTTGGAGCGTGAACAGGAAGGGCGATTGCTGCGCGCAGGATTGCCCAGGAGGCGGGGGAACAGCTTCGCCGGTGGGGTTCTATGGGCGAAAACGGCTCAGGGCAAATTTGGGTGGAAATTAACGACATAACGAGGGCATATGAAAAAAGAACGCATAGGCTGGAAAAATAGAATCATAGCCCATACAGAGGAACAGCCGGAGGACCTCCTGGCCAACCCGCTCAACTTCCGCCGGCATCCGGGCCCCCAGATGGACGCCCTCCGCGGCAGCCTCGGGGAGCTGGGATGGCTCAAGGGCATCATCGTCAATCGAACCACCGGGTACGTGCTGGATGGGCATGCCAGGGTTGAAGAGGCCATGCGCAAGGGGGAGAGGGTTCCCGTGGACTGGGTGGAACTCTCGCCAGAGGAGGAGCGCTTGGCTCTGGCCGTCCTGGACCCCATCACCGAGATGGCAACCCGCGACCAGGCCGTCCTGGATCAGCTGCTCGCCGAAGTGGCGACGGGCGACGCCGGGCTCCAGGCGCTGCTGGACGAGTTAACCAGCCATGCGGCGGAGGGGCCGGGTCTGCAGGAGGGGGCGGACGAGGACGCGGTGCCCGAGCCACCCAAGGTGGCCATCACCCAGCCGGGGGATCTCATCACCCTGGGCCAGCACCGGCTCCTGTGCGGGGACAGCACCCGCATGGACCAGGTGGAGATCCTGATGGGCGCCACCCGGGCCGACATGGTCTGGACCGACCCGCCCTACAACGTGGCCTACAAGGGCAAGACCAAGGATGACGGCGACGAGGCCTTCCGGCAGTTCCTGCGGGACGCCTTCGTCTCCATGCAGGCCTTCACCGTGGAGGGGGGCGCCGTCTACATCGCCCATGCCGACAGCGAGGGCGAGAACTTCCGCGGGGCCATGCGCGAGGCCGAATGGCTGGTGAAACAGTGCCTGGTCTGGGTGAGGAACAGCCTCGTTCTCGGCCGCCAGGACTACCACTGGCGCCACGAACCCATCCTCTACGGCTGGAAGCCCGGGGCGGCCCATTCCTGGCACGCGGACCGCTGCCAGACCACGGTCCTCGAATTCCCCCGCCCCCAGCGCAACGGCGAGCACCCCACCATGAAGCCTGTCGAGCTGGTGGCTTACTGCATCGGGAACAGCTCCGCTCCTGGGCAGGTGGTCCTGGATCTGTTCGGAGGATCAGGCACCACGCTCATCGCCTGCGAGAAGCTGGGCCGGGTTGCCCGCCTCATGGAACTGGACCCCATCTATTGCGACGTGATCGTCACCCGGTGGGAGCAGGCCACGGGCCGGAAGGCGGTGCGCCATGCCCAAGCCTAGAACCGCCAAGGACTCGGCCGCGCGCCTGCTGCTGCAGACCCAGGCCCTGGCCCTGCGCGCCCACGGGCACAGCTTCCGGAGTATCTCCAGGACCTTGAACGTCTGTGCCGCCACCGCCCACTCCCTGGTCAAGTCGGCCATGGCCGCGGAGCGCAAATTTATCAGCGAGGCGAAGGCCGACTACATCGAGCTGGAAATCCACCGGCTGGACACCTACCTGCAGGCCCTCGCGCTGAAGGTCAAGAGCGGCGACCCCCGTGCCGTGGACACGGCCCTGAAGATCGGGGAGCGCCGCGCCAAACTCCTTGGACTGGACGCACCAACGAAGGTCGCGCCCACCGATCCCACCGGGGACAAGTCCTACAGTGGCGTTCTCGTGGTGCCCGGATCACTGGACCCCAAGGCCTGGGAGGACATCGCCATCCCCTCCCAGGCCGCCCTCAAGACGGTGAGGATGGATGGCTGACCAGGCGCAGCCCCCCGGCGCCGTTGGGCGCGGCGAAGTGGTCTGGAGGCCACAGGCCGGGTCACAGTCCCTGTTCATGGCCTGCCCTTTCTTCGAGTGCCTCTATGAGGGGACACGGGGGCCAGGCAAGAGCGATGCACTGATCATGGACTACGCCCAGCACGTTGGCCAGGGCTTCGGCGCGGCCTGGCGCGGGATCCTCTTCCGCCGGACCTACAAACAACTGGACGACATCGCCACCAGGACCCTGAAATGGTTCCCCAGGATCTTCCCCGGCGCCCAGTTCCTGCGGAGCAACTCCGACTTCAAATGGCGATTCCCGGACGGTGCCGAGCTGCTCCTGCGCCAGATGAACCGGGCCGAGGACTACTGGGACTACCACGGCCACGAATATCCCTGGATTGGGTGGGAGGAGCTGGTGGCATGGCCGACCCTGGACTGCTACGAGGCCATGAAGACGTGCTGCCGGTCTTCCCATCCCGGCATGCCCCGCAAGTATCGGGCGACGGCGAACCCCTACGGGCCCGGCCACAACGCGGTCAAGGCCTATTTCGTGGATCCTGCGGCTCCTGGGAAGCCCATCCAGGACGGAGACGGCCGGCAGCGGGTCCGGATCTTCGGGAGCATCTACGAGAACAAGATCCTCCTGGCTGCTGACCCCGACTACCTCAAGAATATCCTGGCGCTGACCGACCCGAACAAGCTCCGGGCCTGGCTCTATGGGGACTGGGACATCACGGCCGGCGGGGCTGTCGATGATGTGTGGGACCGGGCCGTTCATGTGGTCAGGTCTTTCTGGATCCCGAAGACCTGGCGCGTGGACCGGTCCTTCGACTGGGGCAGCTCGCACCCATTCAGCCTGGGGATCTGGGCCGAGAGCGACGGGACCGAGGCCGTCCTCGAGGACGGCACCAGGCGTTCCTGGCCCAAAGGCACCCTGTTTCGGATCGGGGAATGGTATGGTGCCGCGCGGGATCCAAGGACCAAGGCCATCATGCCCAACAAGGGCCTCGGGCTCAATTCGGTCGAGATCGGCGAGGGGATCTGGCGCTACGAGCAGGCCTTGCGCCAGGGTCAGCCCTTCATGCGCCGCATCGAGCCAGGGTCCGCTGATGCCTCGATCTTCGACAAGCAGGATGATGCCTCGATCTTCGACAAGATCCAGGAGGGGTGGCGCCGGTGCGCCAGGGCTTCCGCATCGCCGGGTTTGACAGGCGACATCTTCACGCCCTCCAACAAGGCCCCGGGCACCCGGAAGACCGGCCTGGAACTGCTCCGGACCCGACTCGCGGCGTCCCGGAAGTGGCCCATGGAGGACAAGGGCTTGTTCGTCTTCGACTCCTGCACGGACGGTTTCCTCCGGACCATCCCGACGCTGCCGCGGGACGAGAATGATATGGACGTGGTGGACACGGACGCGGAGGACCACTGCTTCGATGAGGTTCGCTACCGGCTCCTCCAGAAACGGATCGACATCGGGTGGTCCCTGGCGGGGGTCGGAGCATGAGAATTCAATCGGAAAACACACTGGTGTCTCCTCCCGCCCGGGGGTGAGACCCGAAAGTCATTGAACCATTCATAAAGGAGCACCCATGAACCTCGCCGCCCTCCGGGCCCTCGAAAAGGCCGCCACCCCCGCGCCGTGGATGCGCGTGCCATGGATGTATCTCCCCGGCGGATCCCTGGTCCTGTCCGTTGCAAACGATCGGCTGATGGTGGTCCAGCGCAACCTGGCGCCATTTCAGATCGACCTGGCCGAGGCGGCATGCGTCCAGTATCAGGCGCTGGCGGCCTGGCAGGGAGCGATCCGTGACGGTCAGGAGGTCGAAGCGCTGCACGAGGCCTTCGGCCATGCCCTTGTCGAGACAACCAAGGCCACAGAGCGCTTCGTGGCCGCCATCCTGGCTCTGGATCCCAGCGAAGATGCAGAGCCGGCACTCCGAAATGGTGGTGGTCATTGATTCTGTCCGCGCTGATCCTGTCCCTCGCGGTCGTCTACTCCGCCGGCGTCCTCGCCCGGGGCCTGTTTGGTCTGGCCGGCGCCGTCCGCCAGGCCGCCGAAGACCTCGAAACCGCAATCAATAATCACAGGTGACCCGTGATCTTCAAGCCCAACTCCATTTCATGGCCCCAGCCAACCGCAGATGCCCCGGAGCCCACCGGGCAAGAGGACGCCATCCTCGCCCAGGCCGAGGCACTGAAGGTCCCGAGGGACCGATTCTGCTTGACCATGATCGTCCGGAATGAGGAGCGCGTCCTTGGTCGGTGCCTGGAATCCGTCCTCAAGGCTGGCCCGGTCGATTGCTGGGCCATCGTTGACACAGGCAGCACGGACGGGACGCTCCGGGTGATCGAGGATCGCCTCGGGCACCTCCCCGGGGCGCTGATGCAGTCCCCCTGGACCGATGACTTCGGCGCCCACAGGGAGCAGGCCGCGGTCCTGGCCCGGGACCGTTTCCCATGGGCTGGATGGCACGTCCTGATCGACGCGGACGAGATCCTGATCGTGCTGAATCGGCCCGGGGTCGCCCTGGACTGCGACATGGGGGTGGCGACCGTCCAAAATGCGGGGTGTCTGGACGCGCGGCCGTTCCTCCTGCGGTCCGACAGGTTTCGCTGGGAAGGCGTCCGACACGAGGAGCCCGTCTGGATCGGATCCGGGCAGCCAAAGATCATCGACCTCCCGGACATCGTGATCGACGCCCGCCCGGCGGATGGGGGGCGGACCCAGGCCGGGGACAAGTTCGCCGGGGACGCCAGGGCCCTGAGCCGGCACTTGCAGACCCACCCGGAGGATGCCCGTGCATGGTGGTATCTGGGGGTCAGCCTCAGCCAGATCAACCGTCGGGAGGAGGCGTTCGGGGCCTTCTGCCAGCGGTCGAGGATGGGTGGGGATCGGTATCAGGTCTGGTTTTCCCTCCAGGCCATGGGGATTGCTTCGGATGACCCGAGAGACCGCATCAACTTCCTGCGCGAGGCCTGGAAGTTCTGGCATCGAGCTGAGACGGCGGGGCGGCTGGCTCTGGCATACCTCGCCGCGAGGCAGTTTGACACGGCCCTCGGGTGGGCCGAGCTGCTCCAAGACCTTGAACAGCCCGTGGGCTCCATCGAGTGGGCCTGGTATGGCTGGAGGCGGCTGGATATCCTTTTCCGGTGCCTCTGGTGCGTCGGCCGTCGCGAAGAGGCCCTCAAGGTCGGCCGGGATCTCACGCAGCGCCCGGATCTCCCTTCCTCGGAATTGCTCAAGCTCATAGCCAAGCTCGCCCAGGGTGCACAGGAGGCATCATGACTGCTCCGCGAACCCTCCGCCTCGAAGGTCTCCTGCAAAGTGTCTTCGAGGCGGAGGGGTGTGTCAACGCCGCATTGCTGGCCAGGCGAGCGGCGGAAGACCTGGAGCGGGATGAGCGGGATGAGCTGATCTACCAACTCCGGGCCACCCTGACCGAGACCCAGCTTGCCCATCGGTTTCAGTTGACCTCGCGGCGTGTTCAGCAGATCGTCAGGGCCCGGGTGGAAATTCATCGATCCCAAAAATACCGAAATGACAATTTCGTGTTTTGAGCCTGACCCTTCGGTCATCAAGGGGTCAGGTCTATGGGCATCCCGGCAATCAATGGCGTAAAGCGATCGAGCACCAGAGCCGCGACGGTCACCCTTACCGGCGCCCAGTCTGCTTGCCATGTGGCGATGGGCAGCCTGTCGCCTGCCATGTTCCTGGGCTACAGCCTGACGGTCATTTCGGCGCCCTCCGGCGCCACGGTCCAGTTCGGCGCCGACGCGGAGTCGGCTGTCCCGCTGGTATCCCAGACGGTCTATGAGGACATGGAATTCACGGACTTCTACGTGACTTCCAGTGGTTCCGTGACCCTCGTCGTCACGGGGATCTGACCATGGGCCTACGA